GTCTAACATTTATGGCGCTGTTACCACCATTGCAGCTGGCGGTTTCGTTCGCTATCGATTTTATCAGCCGACTAACTCTTGGTATCGCATCGTTTAAAGATGCCAACAAAAGACCCTCGACTAACTCGCGCTGGCGTTGAAGGCTATAACAAGCCTAAGCGAACGCCTTCGCATCCTACAAAATCGCATGTAGTGGTGGCAAAAGAAGGCGATAAGATCAAGACTGTTCGATTCGGGCAGCAAGGCGTTAGTGGCTCACCAAAGCGTGAAAATGAGACACAAGCAGACAAAGCGCGGCGTGAGTCGTTCAAAGCTCGGCACTCCGAGAACATTGCCAAGGGCAAGATGAGTGCGGCGTATTGGGCTGATAAGGTGAAATGGTGAAAAAGAAACCTGTCTGGGAAAAAATCCGTCCGAAGTCAGAAGGAAAGCCTGAGCCGCTGACCAAGAAACAAAAGGCCAGTGCGATTTCCTCCGCAAAGAAAGCAGGGCGACCGTATCCAAACCTGGTTGATAACATGCGTGCTGCACGCAAAAAGTAAAGCGCCATGCAAATCCAAATTCTCAGCGGCATTTACACTGACAGCGGCCCAGACCTTCGCACGTCTTACCCGGTGAATCTTTTTCCTGTGCCTAAAAACTCAGGGGTTAGCGCCGGGTTTCTACGCCCTGCTGATGGAATCGTTGCAAATGGCACTGGCCCCGGCATTGATCGAGGCGGAATCAATTGGCAGGGCGTGTGCTATCGCGTCATGGGCACATCACTGGTGAGTGTTGCTAGCAATGGAACAGTAACGACGCTTGGAGATGTTGGCAGTGGCGATCTGGTGACGTTTGATTACAGTTTCGACCGGCTGGCTATCGCATCAGGCGGGCGTCTGTATTACTGGAACGGCACCACGCTTACGCAAGTGACAGACCCAGACATTGGCACCGTTATTGATGTGGTGTGGGTTGATGGCTACTTCATGACCACTGACGGCGAGTTCCTGATAGTCACTGAATTGAGCGATCCGACTCAGGTCAATCCGCTCAAGTATGGATCGTCCGAGGTTGATCCTGACCCCGTTGTAGCGCTTCTTAAGTTGCGTAATGAAATTTACGCGCTAAACAGAAACACGATTGAAGTATTCGACAACGTTGGTGGTGATTTCTTCCCATTCCAGCGTATCGACGGCGCGCAGATTCAAAAGGGTGTTATCGGTACTCATGCCTGCTGCGTGTATGTTGATGCAATCGCGTTTATTGGCAGCGGTAGAAACGAGTCACCTGGAATTTATCTTGGCGCAAACGCATCAACCACCAAGATCAGCACGCAAGAAATTGACGATATTCTTCTCGGATATACAGAGGATCAGCTTGCCGATGTAAAGCTAGAGACACGCAACGACAAAGCGCATCAACATCTTTACATACACCTGCCAGACCGCACGATTGTCTATGATGCCGCAGCGTCGCAAGAGCTAAATCAGCAAGTCTGGTTCGTGCTAAGCACTTCCACGATAGACTTTTCACAGTATCGAGCTAAAAATCTTGTGTGGGCCTATGACAAGTGGCTCGTGGGCGACCCTCAATCGTCAAGCGTTGGCTATCTGGTACAGGATACGGGCAATCATTGGGGCCAGATCGTTCGCTGGGAGTTTGGCACGCTCATTGTTTATAACGAAGGCAAGGGCGCACTCTTCAACGAGCTTGAGCTTGTGTCTCTCACCGGGCGTGTGGCGCTTGGTATCAACCCAATTATCACTACTAGCTACTCGCTAGATGGCGTGGTGTGGGGTCAAGATAGGCCGATCAGAGTCGGCACTACCGGAGAGACACAGAAGCGCCTTGTATGGTTCAAAAACGGGAATATGGGAAACTGGCGCATCCAGCGTTTTCGTGGCGACAGTCAGGCGCACCTGTCTTTTGCTAGACTTGAGGCTCAACTTGAGCCGCTGGCGTACTGATGGCAAACAAACTAAAACTTACCCGAGATCAGCTTGCGTCATTCCTTAAAGATGCAGAGCAGATTAAGCAATTTGAGCAGCTTTTTGCGCTTGCTGATTCTATTGCGCCTGACGTTGTAAATGAAATCAACATCAACGCCGGTAATGCTCAGGCATCGGCTAATGATGCACTCGCGCAGCTTCAAAGGCTGGCGGACGCGTTTGAGCTTGTTGAAACGCCGCCACCGATAGAACACAACAATTCAGTCCAAACTGATTATGTAGATATCAACCCGCTTGCTCCGACACCTGTTGAAAAAGTTGGGCGTCTTTATTGGAGCAAAGACGACGCAACGCTTGAGTTTGGTTTAGAAGGCGGCGTTACAGGGCAGATTTGCCAGCAGCTTGATTTTCACCCAAAGAACACCGGCGCTACGCAGATCAATAAAGGCATGGCGGTAATGGCGACCGGCGTAATTGGAAGTAGCACAAAGATTACTTGCGCGCGCGCTGTGGCAGATGGAAGCGTTCTTGCACAGTACATGCTGGGTATCGCGGCACAAAACATTCCGGTAAATAGTTTTGGTTATGTTGTCTGGTTCGGCAGCGTGCGCGGATTCAATACGACCGGCGCAAACAAGACTGTTCCTGAAGTTTGGGTTGATGGAGATATTTTATATTTTGACCCAAACTATCCAGGCGAGCTAACCAAAATTCAACCAAGCGCACCAGACTTGGATTTGCCGATTGCAATTGTTACAAAGGCTGCCAACAACGGCGCAATTTTCGTCCGAATGAAAACGGGCGAATCAATGAACGAATTGCACGATGTAAGCACAGCAACTGCGACAAATGGTGACTTGCTTCAGTATTACGGCGCGGGGCCATATTGGAGAAACGTCGCCCCTTCGACGGTTTCTGTTGGCACTGCCACCAACCTAGCTGGCGGCGCTGCTGGATCGGTTCCGTATCAATCAGGCGCAAGCACTACGACATTCCTAAGCATCGGCACTGCGGCTCAAGTGCTGCAAGTCAATGCTGGTGCAACCGCCCCAGAATGGGTGTCCAGCACCGGCACTGGCAATGTGGTGCGAGCGACTAGCCCCACGCTGGTAACGCCTGCGCTTGGCACGCCCACTAGCGGCACGCTGACGAGCTGCACCGGATTGCCGCTTACGACTGGTGTATCTGGCGTGCTACCTGTAGCCAACGGTGGCACTAACGCCAGCACAGCCGGCATCACAAGTTTCAACAACATCACCGGTTACACTGCTACCGGCGCAACAGGCACCACAAGCACTAACTTGGTGTTTTCTGGTAGCCCCACGATTGCTACGCCGACATTTACCACGTCAGCCACTTTCCCACTGCATATTGGTGGAACCGGCACAACCAGCACGCTGACGCTGCGCTCCACCTCAGGCGTGGGCACCACCGGCTCAGACATTATTTTCCAGACCGGAAATAACGGTTCAACGGAAGCAATGCGGATTATCAATAGCGGAAACTTGGGTATTGCGGTTACATCGCCAGCTTACCGAGTTGATATAGACACATCAAACGCAGGCGGAAATATATTGCGAGGCACACGCGGCACGTCGCGATTGGGTGCATATCAACTTAATAACAGCACAGGTTATTTTGGAATGGTTTCAAACCATTCCTTAGCTATTATAACTAATGATACGGAACGCTTACGAATCGACACCAGCGGAAACGTGCTTGTTACTGGCATAGGTGGCTTAGGCTACGGAACTGGTTCAGGTGGTGCAGTAACGCAAGCCACGTCTCGCACCACGGGTGTGACGTTGGACAAGACCAACGGCGCAATCACGCTTGTGAGCGCAGCCGGAACGACTGTTTGGCAGTCTTTTACTGTCACCAACAGTAAAGTTGCAGCAACAGATGTAGTAAAAGTTTGCCAAAAGTCCGGCACAGACCTATATCAAATTTTTGTTACTAACGTAGCAGCGGGCAGCTTCCAAATTACTTTTGCAACTACAGGCGGCACAACAACCGAGCAGCCTGTCTTTAACTTTGCGATAATCAAAGCAGTGACAAGCTAAAGGATAGCCATGACGGTTACAGTTAAGGTTTTGATTCCTGCAAAGCAGGCTGAAAACGTACAAACCACACAATATACTGCCAATAATTGCAAAACAATTATTGATAAATTCACTGCGACAAACACCAGTGCAAGCAATGCTTCCATCAGCGTTAATTTAGTGACTAATTCTGGCTCTCCTGGTGCTAGCAATCTTATTACTGACACCAGAAATATCGCTCCTGACGAAACTTATACATTCCCTGAGCTTGTTGGTCATTCGCTTGAGGCTGGCGGGTTTATCTCAACGATTGCCAGTGCTGCCACATCGCTTACAATTCGTGCAAGCGGTCGAGAAATAACCTAACATTTATGCTGTAGAATCAAACAGCCGAGTGATTAGGCGACCGGCGGCCATAAGATTTACTCGAAAGGTAAAAATTGGCTGCATTGGCGCTTGAGCAAGTTAAAGAAATTGACTCTTTGACAGAGCTTTTCAAAGACCCTTACATCGCTAAGATCGGTCACGATCATCGTGCGCTCTCGCCAATTGAACACCCCCACGTTAAGTATCTGTCTGCTAAGCTAGACGGACAGCAGGTTGGCGCGTTTATGATTGTCGAGTCTGGTTTTGTAGAGATCGACATTCACGCCATGCTGTCAAAACAGGCGCTTGAGCATTCGCGCGATTTTGGTCGTCTTTGCCTCATTTGGGCATTCGCTCAAAAACATATCAACAGAGTTACCGCTTATATTATCGAAGGTCTTGATTCTGCAAAGAACTATTGCCTGAAACTTGGTTTCAAAAACGAAGGCATGAGACGCGGTGCCTGCCTTAAAAACGGTCGATTGGTCGGCGTTCATATCCTTGGCATGACGCGGCGCGATTGGGAGCAAGCAAAATGAGTTTTATCGGAAACGCAGTCGGAAAAATTGTCGGCGGGGTTACTGGCGCATCTCAGCAAGCTAAAGCTGCTGAAGCGGCGGCAGGAACCCAAGCAGAAGCCGCCAACATTGCCATTCAAGAACAACGCCGACAGTTTGATGTTCTGACCGAATTACTTCGCCCATATGTTGAGGCGGGCACGCCAGCACTTCAGCAGCAACAGGCATTTCTTGGTCTGCGCGGAGCTCCCGAACAACAAGCGGCAATCGGCGCACTTGAGCAAAGCCCATTGTTTCAATCCGCTGTCAGGCAAGGTGAAGAAGCGTTGCTTCAGAGGGCGTCGGCCACTGGCGGGCTGAGAGGCGGCAACATTCAGGCGGCGCTGGCCCAATTTCGCCCAGCCATGCTGCAAGAGCAGATTGCACAGCAGTATCAAAACTTGGCGGGTCTTACTACATTGGGGCAGAGATCAGCAGCAGGACAAGGTGCGGCTGGAATGGAAACGGCTGGAACGATTGGCAATTTGCTGGGGCAGCGTGGCGCTGCGTTGGCGGGTGGTCAATTGGCTAAAGGCTCTGTTGCGCGCACTGCGTTTGGCGACATTCTTGATATCGCCGGGACTGTTTCTGGCTTTATGGGCGGCGGTCAAAAGAAAGGTGGGTTTTGACAATGGCTGAACCAATAAATTATTTGGCTCAAATGCCACAGATTAACTTAGGCGAAAGGCTTTTGCGAGGTTTGCAGGTTGGTGCTGGTTTTGCTCAAATTCAAGAACAGCAAGCCGCCAAGCAACAAGCAGAGCAACGCCTGCAATCCTATCGCACCGAGCTTGAAAGCGCATTTAGTCAGGGAACACCTAAATCATTCTCACGTCTGATGACGATGTTTCCTGAGCATCAGGCAGCAATCAAGCCCACGTTTGAGCAGCTTAGCAAAGAGCGCCAAGATGGTGAGATTGCAGCGGCTTTGCCAGTGGCTAGTGCGCTTTTGTCTGGCAATTCGAAAGTTGCTAAAGACTTGATCGAGGCTCGCATTCAGGCCACTCCTGAAGGGCAAGACGCAAGCGGGTTAAAGTCTCTTTCTTCTCTGATTGATACTGACCCAACAACGGCTAAAAACTATGCCTTGATGGGCTTGTCTCAGGTTATGTCGCCAGACAAGTTTGCCGAGACGTTTAGCAAGCTGGCGGAGACTTCGCGGGCGGAGCAGTTGGCCCCAATCACTCAACGCAAAGAAACAGCAGAATCCACACTCAAAGAGATTGAGCTTAAATTCAAGCCTGAAAAACTTGCCACTGATTTGCAACTTACCAAAACGCAAATTCAGCAGGCAAATGCCGCCATTGCAGCATCAAAGGCTGCGGCTGCTAAATCAGGTGCAGAGGCTTCGCGCGCACAGGCAGAAGCTAGGCAAATGAGCGCCGGTATTATTCCGCTTGAAAAGCGTCCTGAGATGGAAGGAAAGTTCAGAAAGGAATACAGCGACCAGACCAAAGGTTATCAGGAGGTTAAGTCTGCATTTGGTAGAGTTCAGGCATCAGAAGATAACGCCGTTGGCGATTTGTCACTGATTTTCGGCTACATGAAAATGCTTGATCCCGGATCAGTGGTGCGCGAAGGTGAGTTTGCCACCGCGCAGAATGCGGCTGGTGTTCCTGAGCGTATTCAAAACATTTATAACAAAGTTGCAAGCGGTGAGCGTCTTTCTTCTTCACAAAGACAATCCTTTAAAGGTCAGGCTGGTAAGTTATACGAAACGGCTAAGAAACAAGAAAACACCGTCAGAACTGGAATTGATAGAATTGCCAAAGGGTACGGTCTGAACACAGAAAATATTTTCTACGAAGCCATTGAGACTGCGCCAACTGCACCTGGATCACCTCAAGCCGCACAACCTGCCGCACCAAAACAAGCAATGTATGCAGTCAATCCGCAAACCGGCCAGCGCATCATGTCTGTCGATGGCGGTAATACTTGGACTACAGCGAGGTAATCAATGCCGC